GTTATCTTGCTGTCTCCCTCTGACAAGTTTGACCAGTCCATTGTGCTCTCGTCAAAAATCCCATTGATTGCCTCATACGTTCTTTGCTCAAAATACTGGATCTTATACATCTGTTCATAGATAGAACTTTCCGTCGTTCCAAATGATGGAGAGAAGTCATCGCCAGAAATGGAGAAGGAGGTATCTATTTTGATGTTTAGACCGCCAATATTAACCTCCGACCAACCACTGATTGAAACAATGGAGACGTTTGAAGGGCTACCCAAGTCTACCCATACGCCAGAAGCAAAATCGCCAATACTAGACATGGCTTATGATCCCTCTCTAAGAATTCTTCGAACTCTTTTCGTCTGCTCTTCAGACGCATTTTGAATCGAATCATCTGGGTCTACCCAATTGCTCATGTCAATTTGCGTATTTTTTCTTGCTTGAACTCTGTATTCGCGAGAAAGGCGACCTTTTAAAACGCGCCTATCAGAAACGGGAAGTAGCCCGACTCTTGTCGCAAGTCTTTGTAAGTCTACAAGGTTCATTTCTGCCATTTGAGTTTCGAGGTCTTCCAAATTCTTTACTTTCCATGGAGAGGCTGAAGATCTTGTTCCGAGGATATCGTCAAGCGTTACCACAGCGGCCATTGGGTCTGGAGAGGGAAGCATTCCACTTACAACGTTAGTTTTCTTAACCACTTTTTCTCTTGCCACGGTTCTCTTTGCGGCAACCTTTTCACCTGTTTCTAATTGTTTTGTCATCTTATTCCTTTGATTTGGTTTTCAAACTCTCTTACACGGGAATCTGAATTTTGGGAATGGTATCTTTGATAAAGTTGCCAAGTTCTTTTCTATACCATTTTCGAGGTAAAACTGGAAGCTTGGAAGATCGAACTTTCTCACAGAGGGCACAAGCTCCGACGCCTGAAATACCATATTGCCAATAATCCGTTCCATGCCTTACCACGTTCCTTTTTACATTCCTTAATTTGTAGGGCTGAACAATAGGGTCAACAATTGACTTAAGCCAAGACAAAAAGTCATGACTTGCGCAAACAATATTAATAGAAAGGGTTTTTCTTCTTTGATTCAGGCATACGGTTCCGTCCCCATCTAAAAACCCTACGACAAAACAAAACTTAAGGTAATCATCATTTATTTTTGGCGGTTGAAGCGTTCGCGTTTTTCTAGGGGTAATAGAGAAATTGTTTTTTAAGTCGGAAAACAAGCGGCTATCAGTTTTTGTTATTCTCATCCCACAGTGCTCCCAGCCCTCCCTTCTTTTGAAAAGGCGAATGGGTCCAGAAAAATTTACAAATTCCTTAAACTTTCTTAAGTGTTCGACGTCTACTTGGCTAAGCTCTATTGATAGCGTTTTCCAACCACCCGCATCTACAATACAGCCATCTGCCGCGATAAATCCAGCCCAATAACAGCTTTCAGAAGTTAATTTGGAAAATACGCTTTCATCAAAGTGGTATTTCCTATAAATCGCATTATGATTGTGGATATTAAGGCATCTTATAGCATGCAGCCTTACAGAGTTTACACTACGGTATGACATTTCTCGCTTAACAAAGTCTGACCAGATTTCATTTTCTCTTTTTTTGAGTCTTATAATATTGTCTTCTTCTGTTGTCCAATTTCTATACATTATAAATGCTTTTAGTTGCTTGTGTTGTCAGGTCAAGAAAGGGCCTCAGGGTTAGACTGAGGCGCTTTCGTAAGTTGTTGGTTGTGAGGGTATCAGACGATCAAACCTGATAAGCCTTTGTCATCCAAAATAAGACGACCTTCTTCGAGCGAACCGTAGAAACCGATTTTACCAGAACGACGCGTGAATTGATCGTCGGGCTCGACGGTAAATTCTGCGTTGGTGTCCTTATCGATAACAACTGGACGAACAAAGTTTCCGTTTTCGGAAAGGTCCAAGCCGAGCATAATTTCTTCTGAAGCAGCAGTGAACGTGCTAGTCGTTGTTGAGTCGTATGCCTCACCGTGATCAGGGTATTCAATTGATCCTGCCCAGTAATCGAACAAGTCATTATACTTGTAGCCGATACCGAGTTCTTGAATTTCGTGCATTGCTACACCGTAAAATTCAGGAATACCAGCATTATTGAAGATGCTCTCTCTTTGAGACTCGGTCAAAGGGATACCGACCGTAGAACCAGCAGGGGTTCCCGTGGCGCTAGTAGGTCCAGCGCGAGTGTTAAGAGGATTGTAAGCCATGCGACGGAATTCTTCTGTGATTTCTGGGGAAATCAACATATCAGTCAAGCCACGAGACTGGCGAACGTTTGGCGTTCCGCCATTCCAAGCTGGACGAATTCTTTTGTGCAACGTGAAAAGACGAACAAAATCATCAAGCACGAGTTGGTTTGCAGTATTTGTGCGAATAACCTGACGGACATTCTGCGTGTTCTGCTTGATTGGGCTTAAAGCTTGGGCAGTTGCACGCAAAATTAATGCGGCAGAGTTGCGCTCTTGCTTAAGCATAACCTCCTGAGTGATTCTTTCGAAGGTCTTAGCGACAACATCGAGGCGGGAATCACGAGCGAACTTTTTGTGGAAAGCCCATGCACTATCCAAAGGATAGGTCGTGAACTTCAATTCGCTTTGTGGAGGTGTTGGCAAGTTGTAAGGCATGCCACCTGGTTCAACTTGGGACCACACCCTCAAATAATCTTCCTCTAGCACGTCGCGGTATAAATCGAGAGGGATCGACGGATTGTCGTTCTCGCGAAATGGCAACGGTGTGAAAAGATTTGAGAGCGTAGGTGCGTTATTGATGACTTTCTGAAGAACTTCACCGATAAACTGCGCCAACGATTCGTGGGCCTGCATTGCAACAAGACGATTGCTTGAAGCGAGCTTCGCCAAGAGATCAACATTTTTCTTCGTTCTTTTGATCGTAATATTCATTATCTATTGTTTCTCCTGTAAGTTAGTCCCAAAGCTCGATCATAGCGTAACCGCTAAACTTTGATCCTGTTCCGATGCATTTTCCAAGAACCTGTTCGTTGAAATATGCTTGGTTAGATGTTACATTGTCAACAAATCCCGTTACAGATGAGTCGTAATATTTGTCTGGGCCAATTTCAGATGCTGCGGCAAAGTAAACCTTACCGTCATTGGTGTTAGAGGGAACGACCAAGTCACCGACTTGAGGGAGGTTTGTTCCCGCTCCGCCAGTTGGGTCGTTATCATAAGCGTTTGAAGTAATGGTGTAGATACCGCGAGTTCCAATAGGAACTGCCTGCCCTGACAAGACAACGGAATTTTCCTTTGCCTTCTGTGGGTAGTAGAGATATTTCTCACCGTTTTCATCGTATTCAGCAACATTGAAAATGGTAAGGCCAAGAACGTTAGCTCTTGTATCGCCACTTGTGCAAGCTCTTACTTTGGTTTTCGTTTCATAGCGAAACGAGTATGTGCGATCATAGGCAGCGCCTGGACTTTCGTCGGCCCAAAAATGCTGGAAATCAAGATTTCCCGCTGAAACTGAAACAAAAATACCCATCACACCAGTTCCATCCAAAGAGAACTGATTCACGGTATCCTGCTCAGAAACTTGTCTAAATGGAAGTAGTCTATCGATTGTTTTTAACATATTTTTTTAACTCCTGATTAAAATTATTCTTCGTCCCCGAATGAACCTTTAAAAGCTTCAGCCCACTCACTAACCATGTCTTCCTTCTTCTCGGATGTGGCATTGGCAATTTCTTGGCCTTTTTCTTCTTTCATATTATCGAGAACCTCAGGGACATCTTCGGAAGCTTTTGACTCGGTTTTCTTCTCGGTCTTTTCTTCCTTTTTTTCTGCCTCCCCTTTGTCATCCTTTAAAGCTGCAACGGCTTCATCAATCTTAGATTGAAGTTCGTCGTCCTTTTCTTTAATGGTTGTTTTGCTTTTGTCAGATGCGATAGTAGCAAATTCTTCGTGCCATTTCTGGAAGGAGTCTTCGTCCATTCCGCGAATGCTTGCACTAATAACTTTCCTATCAGCTTCTGAAAGTTTAAATTCTTCGTCGAGCCCACTCATTCTTTCTTGGAACAATCTTGCGTTCTCCTTTGCAGCAGATTCGTCTTCAACGATCTTCATCTTATTAACAATAGTTTTGATAGACTCTTGGGTCGTATCTAACTTTTCTGTTAACGTATCGATACTAGCTGAGGCGTCCTTAAGGGCAATGTCTTTTTCTTCGACTTGCGCTTTATACTCTTCGCTCTTTCGTTCAATTTCCTCTGCAATAAAATCAGCAGCGCTGGCTCTGGATTCTTCTGGAATGAGAGCTAAGAGATCTTTATTTGTTTTAATTTTGTCTTTGGCCATTATGGTTTCCTTATGGTTAATATCGTTTACAGTTGTTTTTCTGTTTTGGGAATTATTTTTTTCGTTTTTCGTTAAATTGGAATCTTTTTCATTATCAACGACTTGCCTCATACTGTCGGCAAGATTTCTTGCAGATGCTGAAAAATCTTTGTCAATCTTAAGAAGCTTGTCAATGGTTTCCCCTGTTGAGGCTTTGCTGGCATTAAGAATTTCATTTATTTCTTTGAGCGACTTTTTAATCTCTTCCGCCCTTGGGCTAAGCTCTACATCCGTATTAATGTCAGCAACATTGACAGTCGTATTGATTTCAGTCGTTTTATCATCTAAAAGACCACCATTTCTTTTCTGCTCTTTAAGAACTTCTATTACTGCTCGTTTAATTGTATCTGCCAAATCTTCTCCCATAACTTCTTCCTCTAGTTCTTCGTCAGTTAAAAAATCTGTCCAGTCCTTGACCTCAACGCCTTCTACTTCTGCGGCGGGTTGATTTGTAAATCCAATTCCTAAGGGCAGGACTTCTCCAACACCCCCAACGATAAGTCTTCCTATATATTCGTTTTCTGAAGTTTTACCAGATCCCCCGTTCGCACGAAGGTATTTGGAAAGCTCATTGATATGTTTTGGGTCTGTGATAATCTCGGCATTTTTTACATCCCTATCACCAACAACAATATGGTAGTCATCAAACCCAAGTTCCCAACTTGCAGAAACCTCTCTAAAGTGATCACTCTCTTCGTCTGCTGCATCAATTATAAGATCTGCGAATTTCTCATCCACCAATCTATATATAACACCGCCAAGAACAAGGTTGAACGGATCTTCTATGTTTTTGATATCGTCGTCTGAGAGAATCTTGTTTTCACCGAAGCTACTCCAACCAGCTTTAACAACATGTCCAATAACACGACTTCTTTTGTGGTCTATGTTTTGTGGCTTGTGTAGAAAGAGGGGTTGGATTGCTATTGCGGTTTCCCTTGCGATGCCATCGTCGTTTCGATTGAGGCGATTGATCACCGCTGCGTTATATACAGCTGCGATAAGATCAACATTATCCTCCAGTCTTACCTCGCTTGGAAGGTCTAGATTTTGAAGGTTCTTCAAATTTGCCTGCGCAAAACGGCGGCTCACTTTTGGATTGTGGGTCGCAGTAACAATGGCCTGTTTGTTGAAAACAGTCTTGTATTTAAATTCTTTTGGCATTTTTAGTTTTCTTTAGATGGGATAAGATCTACTTCTACCGTAGGTCGGTTTCCACCTAGAGAAGCGTAGGAGCGAGTGCTCGCACGAATTTCTGGCTTTCGAACATCGTAGTCATCGTCGATTCCGAGGGTTTTCAAAGCATCTGCCATTTTACCCGCGCCCTTGATAGGAGGAAGGTGACCGCTTTCTGTGTGCCTGTAAAGAGAGCTTGAAAGATAGGAAACGTCTGACGAGAGCCAGTTTAGCTGCCATTGCATCTCAGACAAGATAAACGAAACAAAAGAATTAAGATCGTCCATGGTTACATGTCTATCATCTTCTGTCGTCGCCTCCCCTTCTCCGCAGTGTCCTTTGCATTCAGCAAAACGTTTCGCGAGAGAGAAAGATACCACGAACTTTTTATCTTCTTTGTCTATTTTAGATTCAATTTTTCGCTCTTCTTTAAGAGCCGTCGCAAATTCGTTGGCAACAGTTTCGTTGATAAATGAGAGTTTTTGTTCCATATTGTTTTATCTTACACTTTTGAAGTTAAAATGGGAAATTATTATTCGACTTTCATTGCAGCTACAGAATGCAATCGGCCCCGCACAAGGGACCAAGGGAAGTGAATGAAAAGTGAATTTGGCAATGTTAAAGCCGCGTCTCCTGAATTAAATGTTGCAGTCGCAACGCTTGTGTAACCAGAGCCTTGAATCAATTCTTTAAGAGCGTTAATAGAGGTGTCTGTATTGTTTGTTGTAGCATATCGATCAATGCTCACCGTTTGAGTTGCAAGACCCTTGTCGTTGACGGTAAAGCGTAATGCAATTATTAGTGCGAAGCTTGACGTGAGGGAAAACCTTTCTGCGTTTTCTGATTGAGATGGAGTCCATATTTCAGCTTCTGTCGATGTCAAGATGCTTGTGTCGTTTATGCTGCCATACGAAACGTCTGTCAAGGCATCTTCCGTTATGTCAAAGTGAGTTGGAAGTCCGTCCCCATCTGACCACCATCTTGCTCCCGCAACTGTAAGAGCTCCTAAGAATTTAGATCCACTGACCTTTGGGAACTGGCTTGAGTTGTTTTTGAGCCCAAAATAAAACATATCTCTTGTTGTCGAGAATGTGTTTTGATAGGTTACTTCACTTGATCCCCAACTGTGGTTTAATTCGCTATTGTCAGTAAAGGAGAAGAACGCACCTACCACAATTTGGTTCCAGTCGTCAAAAACCATTGGGTATAACAAGGCTTGCCTGCTATCTAAAACAAGAGTGTTCTTTATTCCACCCGTATAAACTTTATGATAAATCTCTGCCATTACAAATATTCTCCTGTATAAAAAACTTCTCCTGAAATTAAAACGCCAGTATATCCAGACGCATAATTCTCAAAATCATCGTTTGAAAAGTATTCGTAAGAATTTATCAACGCGGCCATGCCCCAAGCGCCAAGGGAAAGTTGCGGCCAGCCAAAGGTTTCGTTGAATTGCCCGACAATCCCCCCGCTGCCCATCTCTTCAAAGTCTTGGTAAATGCTCCATGGCTGAAGGTTCAGTGAAAAGCCATCTCCATCTTCATACAAGCCGAACAAGTGGACCTTGTCATAAAATCCGCTGTAAGGTCGATTTGCATAAACACATTTTAAAGAGTGTGGGGTTTGACTGAATTGGTAAGCGAGGTATGGTTCTGAGTAACTCTCAGAGTCCAAGCGCACATACACGTCACTTCCAGAGAGGTAGAAACAAGCGATGTCTACGCTTTGTGAGCCTGTATCGTAATACGCTTCACTATTGTTCCACATCTGAGGATAAGACCCGACAAAGCTTCCAGTCAGCGTTCCTGCGCTATCATAAATCTCCACGTTGCCATTTCTTTCAGCCGCGACAAATGGGCTCAGGCTGCTATCAAAACAGAGCGAGGTATTGTCTGCTGTGCTATCCAATGTTAAAATTTCATGCCCAGAAACAGAGTTTGGATCGTAAAGATCGTAGCGATTAGCATAAACAATGTCGCTGTCCACCCAGCTAAACCATAACTCCGTTAAATCCCCGCTTTGGAACGCCTTTGGCCCTATAAAGAAGGAATTTGTCGGTTTTGTATCCAAGAATATGGACTTGTTGCCAGAGGCATAGTCGTATAGTCCAGTGTATGAGATTTCTTGCGGTTGAGAACTGATGAGGGGGAGATATCGTGAGAAGTATGAAAGATCGTCTACTTGAGCAATTCCCCTGCCAGAAATTCCATTTTCTCCAGTGACACTTTCCACGCTTGAAAGAATCCAATCAACGGGACCATGATTTCCATTAAAAATTACTTCATTTGAATCATAGTTTATATTCGTCGCAAAAGCTTCCCACTTAACAGAGATTCTTTTTCTACTATCAATCGAAAGGCTATCTGACGAACTGATAAGCTGCAACTTTTCCAAGCGACAGGAGAACTTGCTCTTGCTTACCTCTTCCCAATTCTCATCAAACCACCCTCCGCAAGGAGATTTAAAGTCTACTGTGATTGCGCCTGTATTATTTGTTATGAACCTAGAGAGGGTGTCAGCTTCATGATTGCTTAAGATGAATTCCGCACCAAGCTCTGCTCGAACTGGATACGTGATGTTTCGGTAAAATGGATATTTCTCGCTCAGCCTTTTGACTTCTTTGCGTTCGAACGTAAAACCAAGGGATAAGGATTGTATAAAATCTTGGCTTATATCGTTGTTGAGAGAGAATCCTGAAAGGTCGTCCCATGTGATCTCCATATCGCTTGGGCGTAACGCCGCGACATCTTGGGCCTCTCCCGTGACACGGGAGTTGTATTTTGTGTCAAATGGAGGAAGTATAAATTTGCCCCCAACAAAATTTCCAAGAGTGTCTACCCTTGGGATCTCGCCACTAGAAGTAATCCCATCTCCAGCAGTAATAGAGAATCCACGGAAACCAACGGAGCAAGATATCGGGTTGCCAACAGCAGCATTTATAATATAGTTGGAGATTGCGCAATTTCCGACCGCCAAAACAGTCTCATCATTGGTCCTTATGAACAAGTCGGATTCGTGCTGAATAAGATCAGAGAACGCGTTGCCAGTTCCATTGACGATAAAGCCCAAGATCTGTTCGTTCTCCCCGTCAGTGGGAAGGTAAGACATGTTCATGCTTATAAACGGACTTTCAATGATTGCGTGCCCTTGAGAAAAAGACCCTAGCTGTGGAGAGCGGGTTCTTTCTATGGTTATGTCGAAGTTGCTCGCCGTTACGCGCTGAAACTGCGAGATGTCGCCACTGTTATAATTTTCCTGTCCCGTCCAATTGGGGCCAGAATAAATAGAGTGGGTGTTATATTTAAGAGTCCTTGCCATGCCTGCTATGATACAATAAAGCCGCAGTATAATAGTCGGTCTGGTGTTCTTGCGCGATTTCTTCTACCGCTTTGCTGATAGGGCTATTTAAGTTGAACGCAAGTTGTTCGGGATCTCCCAAATATTTCTTGAGTTCTGTGCTCCATTTCCCTTTGCTCGCAGTAGTAATTACGCGCTCGACCAAACTTGCAGCCATGATTTCTTGCTGTTCGGTTAGTTCTTTTATCTTGTATTTCCGCTTGATTGCCTTTTCCGCCTCGCTAGAGAAGCGAGAAATTGCCCAAACGGTATCTGCCATTTTCTTGACTCCGTATTTCCCTTCCTTCGCGCTTGATGTTCCTTGAGGGCTAACCTTCTTTGTGGTCTGCGGTATTCCGCTGCTTCCCGCTGGGCGACCATCGTTTGGAGAGGTTGGTTTCCCGCTCTCCTTGCCGTTCCCGTTACCCGTGTCAGGAGGTGTTGGGGAGGAAATCATTGGGGTGCCGCTTCCAACTGGATTGAAATGGGCCTTGCGGCGACTCTTGACATATTTGTCTTGAGCTTCATCCAACTCTGCGTCCTCTGGGAGGATACCCGTCTCCATAGCCCTAAACACTTGTTCTGGCGTAAGGAATCCAATTTCACCGAGGCGAGTGTAAATACGCATCATCTGAACCTCGTCCTTAAGACTTGATCCTTGGAAATGTGCAGTAGGGATCTTTCTGAATCCCATGTCCTTGCAAACTTTTCTGATCTCTGGTTGTAAGAAATCCTGTAGGAATGCTTCTTGACCTTCGCTGAGCCTTTCTAAGAAGACCTTCACCTTGATCATTTGATTCGCAAGTCTTTCCTCCCCAACGATAATGTTTTGCAGGCCGTATCTGATACTGCGCTCTAAAACTTCGTATTTTTTAGGGTCGAGAATATTGCCAATTTCAGGAATAGCAAACTGAGCTTTTGTCGTATAATCAGAAACAAGAACCCTCGTCACAGACTCGTTAGAAAAAATGTTTTGTATGCTGGCCATTGCCTTGGGGTTCACCCCACCACCATATTCATGCTTCTTCTCTCCCATCGTGATTAAGAGAACAACATTTTGAGCCGTGCGACTAATCGCTTGATCCATGTTTTTCAAGGCTTCAACCCTGTCGATATCTTTTAAAACGGGGAATCCAAATGGGATTGCGAAAGGTTCGTAAGGTTGCTTTTTGTAGAAAACATAACAGAGCCTCTTTGGATCAAGCTCTATTTCGACCCCTGAGGCTGTGAGTCCCTGTCCTCGAATTTTCTTCTTGGCATCTGCTGAAAGCGCGTCGAAAACCGCCTGATCTTCTTCTGTCTTCGGGTTTCTTAGTTGCTCGATCTCATACGGGGAAAGAACTTTGACGTATTTGCAGTGGGAAAAATTTGAAGTCGAAAGCGCCACAACATTTTTAGGGTCTAAGATCACATACCTTAAGGCGATCCTACTCTTTGATGCAGCAAGGCTTACCCTTCCGCTGTCAGCCTCGCTTCGGATTTTACGAAGATCCTCTTTGGAAAACTTCCCATCAAACCTGTAAAGGAAAACATTCCCAGATCGAAAATACTCCCTAAAAAACTGTTCTGTAAGTCTTTGAACCTTGATTCTTCTTAACCAGTTCTCGACAAAGGTTCTGGAAGACTTGTTTCCGCCAGTAAGATAAATGCTCGAAGACGAAAACTCCGTCATGATATCTATCGTATTACGGAATACGGCAATGTGGGCGTAGGTTTTTTCACAAAGCTCAATTGCTGAAGCAGCAGAAACCTTCCCACTACTTGAGTCCCAAGGCATC